ACTCAGGACTTGACCCTATCCATCGAGGATTTCAGCGAGCGGTACATCAAGCCCGCCGCAATCGTCCTCGCTAATAACGTCGATGCGGCCCTGACTGGCCTCTACAAAGACGTTTGGAATTGGGTCGGAACTGCTGGGCAAACGGTGAACAGTTACGCCGACTTTGCCCTTGCACCACGGCGTATGGACGAGGGCGCTGTTCCTCGTGACGCCAGACGGGCCGTTATCGGTCCTGCCGATCACTGGGGGCTCTTGGGCTCACAGACCGGCCTATTCATGGAGCGTATCGCAGAAGGCGCTTACCGGGAAGGCTCGCTTGGCCGACTTGGCGGCGTTGACACATTCATGGATCAGAACGTGTCTACCCATACGACTGGCGCAACTGCGGTCGGCACTCCGTTAACCGATGGCGCGGGGCAGGAAACTACGTACGCCCTGTCCAAGACCACGAACACACAATCGCTCGGCACCGATGGCTGGACCACGCTCAAGTCATTTGCGGCGGGCGATGTGTTCACCATCGATACGGTGTTTGCGGTCAATCCGGTTTCCAAGGCGAAGCTTGATTATTTGCAACAGTTCGTCATTACCACGGCGGCTACTGCGAATGCCACAACCACGGCGGATACGGATTTCACCATCGCCCCGGCAATTATCACTTCCGGGCCGTATCAGAATGTGAACGTCACGACTGTTCCCGATGGTGCGACTATCACCATGATCGGGACGGCTGCGACTGCATATCCGCAGAACCTTGTGTTCCACAAGAACGCCTTTGCGCTCGTCACTGTCCCGCTTGAAATGCCGGACGGCGTGAGCTTCAAGGCACGCGAGTCGCACAAGGGTCTGAGCATCCGGGTGTTGAAGCAGTTCGACATCGATAACGACGAGGACGTGATCCGCCTCGATATCCTGTACGGGGTTAAGAGTATATTCCCCGATTTGGCCACTCGTTTGAGCGGCACCGCGTAAGCCAGAATAGGAGTAAATATCATGGCTTTAAGACAACGCTCCGACGCCCGCCCAGACGGTCAATTGTACGGGCAGAGTTCGACGGATAAGATCGGATTCTATGGGCTTACAACCCCGATTGCCCGCCCGTCCGTTACGGCGGCGGCAACCACGGCAACCACGACGACAAATGAGCTGGGCCTTGCGCGGTTAACCGCCGCTCTGGTCAACCTCGGCTTGATCGTCACCACGTAAAGGATCGGGGCCAGTGTCAAAACTTTACCACGATGCTGGCCCCGCGCCTGCCGGGCAGAAGGTGCTATTAGCCACAACGGCATATGAAAGCCCGGATGTTAGTTACACGTTTTCCATTCAGAATTCACGCCAGCGGCTATCGGAGGCAGGAATCCCCTCCGGGTATTTGATTTTGAGTGGCAATTGTCACGTTGACGATGCGCGCAATATCGTTGTGCAGGAATTTCTCCTAAGCGATTGTACGGACCTGATTTTCCTTGACGCGGACGTATCCTGGGATGCCAAGCAACTTGTCGAGCTTTGCGGGTACGACTGCGATATTGTCGGTGGTATTTACCCATTCCGCCGCGAAGACGCCGGCACGGACATGCCGGTTAGGATGAAAGAGGGCGTGACCATTCCCGTTGGTGGCCTTCTCGAAGTGGACGGCATCCCCGCCGGGTTTATGCGGATCAGGCGGCATGTTCTGGAAACCATGAGCAAGACGGCACACAGGTTTTGCAATAACGGGGATAGGCGGGCCGACGTTGCCATCCTATTCGAGCGGTATTTCAACAACGGCACTCGCTGGGGCGGCGATCTGAATTTCTGCAATAAGTGGAGGGTGACTGGCGGAAGGGTACACGCCGCCTACGAAATGACCCTTGGCCATACGGCGCGGATGATTATCAGGGATAGTCTTGGGGCTGCGCTAAGGCGCCAGTCCGGGACAACGCTAAAACACATCTGCGGTCAGGTCCGCAAGGGCACCAATGATATCGGGCTGCTATCCGAGGCCAGGAAATTCGTCGGCAACAAGTTTGGGGCGTTTGAGGATGTGCTGATCTTAGCCATCTTGCTGGCCCGGAAGGCAAATGGCCCCATTCTGGAGGCCGGGAGTGGCTTGAGTACGATCCTGATGGCCGCTGCGACCGACCAGATGGTCTATTGCCTGGAGCACGACGAGAAGTGGCTGCACCAGACCGAATCCCTGGCCATTGCTGCCGGTGTAGAAAATATAACGCCGGTCCTTTGCCCGATTGTTGATGGCTGGTATGATGTGCGGGGCATGTTTCCGACTGAGCACTTCGCCCTCGGCCTTAACGACGGCCCGCCCAGGCAGATCAGCAACCGGATGGGGTTTTTCGAGCATTTCGGGAACAGGTGCAGCACTATCATTGCGGACGATTGCGACAACAAGACGTACGCGGATCAAGTAGAGGACTGGGCGCTGGCTAACGGAAAGACCGTTGATTTTGTGGGCGAGCGCGCTGCCCTAATGCGCCCGATGGAAAAGGAGAGAGCGGTTGCCTGAATATGACCCAGACTTGAATGAGAAGATCAGCACCCTGCCATGCCCGACCTTCGGCTATAGGCTGGTTGATGGAAAGGTCGAAAAGCAGATATTCAGCGAGACATTGCCAGAGGGATGGGTAGACAATCCCGCCGATGTTTCAAGCGGATCAGCCGTGCAGGGCATTCCCGCCACCACTAACACACTTACGTTGCCCAAGCGCCGTGGTCGGCCTCCGAAGGTGCGCGCAGAGTGAGAAAACACGTTTTCGTTGCAACGCCCAGCCACAGCGGCAAAGTAACGGTCAATTATTGCCAGTCCCTAGTGGGGTTTGTCGATATCTGCATCAAGAACAAGGTAGCGGTGACGCGGAGCTTTATCACTGGTAATTCCTTTATTGCGGACGCCCGGAACCGTTGCGTCAGGGATTTTCTAGATAGTGATGCGACAGACCTGCTATTCATTGACGATGATATCGGCTTTGATCCCTACGGGGCGTATCGCCTCATACAAAGCAAGGAAGATGTGATCGGCGGCGTGTATCCTCAGAAAACAAATGACCTTGTGTTCAATGTCGGGCTTCGCGAAGGGTGCAAAACAAAGGGCAGGCTTTTGGAGGTCGAATACATCGGAGCGGGGTTGCTCAAGATCAGCCGCAGGGCGATCAAGAAGATGATGGAGCATTACCCGAAGCAAGTTTACCGCCTTGCTAGGCTGGACGAAGGCCGGAGCGAAGATGTTCCGAATCTATTTGGCCCCGAGGATGTGAACGCATTTCAGGGCGAGGACGTGGCCTTTATGAAAAGATGGCAGAAATGTGGCGGCAAGGTCTGGTGCGACCCGGATATAAATTTCAGCCATACCGGGATTAAGGATTACACGGGCAATTTCTCTGACTTATTGAGTAGGGCGCCGAAATGAGCACAGTACAGACATTAATCAACGACGCCTTTCTGGACGCCCAGATATTCCAGTCCGGCGAAGTGCCGGAAGCGGAAGATTCAGTCGACGCGCTGGCCGCCCTCAACAAGATGCTGCACGCCTGGGCGCCTGATTACGGCATTGATATAGGGCACTCTGACGTTGCCCTGACGGATACGATAACACTCCCCGATAGCCACTTGCAGGCCGTGGAGTTCAATCTGGCCATCCATTTGGCGGCAAAGTACGAAACCCAAGTCCCTGCGGCGATTGTCGTCTTTGCGGCTCGCGGCCTTCGGGCATTGCAAGCCGCATATGTCAACATCCCCGAGCTAAACATGCCCGCCGCCCTGACGAACCGCACCGGCAGCCGCTCAGGGTCGGAGAAATTCTAGATGCAGCCGCTCCCGTTTGTGTTCACATCGTCTAAGCCCAAAAGCGCGCCATCGTCTGCCGGACGGCTGATAAACCTATTCGCCGAGATCAACCCAGACGGCGCAAAGTTTCCGTACACGCTTTACGGTGTGCCTGGGCGCAAGACGTTCGCCACGGTGGGTGGTGGGCCGTTTCGGGCGATGACCAGATTGGGCGAGTCTCTTTACGTGGCGAGCGGCCCCGGTGTCTACAGGGTGCTGTCTGACGGAACGACAACGCTATTAGGAACTATATCCACCGTTGATCCGGTCTATATGGCGGCATCCAAAACAGAGGTAGCTGTAGCAGCCGGTGGCCTTGGTTACATCGCCACCACCACGGCGTTGACACAAATCGCAGATGCCGATTTCCCTGCTAATGTGGCCACGGTGACACATTTCGATGGCTACTTTATTTGGACCCGGATTAATTCCGGCACGTTCAATATATCCGCCGTGAATGATGGCACGGCTTACGACGCGCTAGATGTTGCCTCGAATGAAGCACACTGGGATAATACGACCAGAGCCTTCGCAAACCGCCGGGAAGTCTGGTTCTTTGGTGAAAAGACGACGGAAATCTGGTATAATTCAGGGGACGCCACGTTTCCGTTTGAACGCCTGTCCGGTGCTGTCATGCAAAAGGGAACATCAAACCCGTTCTCTATCGTTGAAGCCGACAACACTGTTATCTGGGTCGGTGACGATTTCGCCGTTCATCGGGCAAACGGCTATGTCCCGCAGAGAATATCCACCCCGGCTGTTGAAAAGGACACCACGGGGGTTTCCGGTATAGAGGCGTTCTCGTATTCGCAGATGGGCCACCAGTTTTATGTCATGAAGGTTCCGGGTATTGCGACCTGGGCTTATGATTTCGCAACCGGACTGTGGCATGAGCGCAAAACCCAGGGCTCGGCTACCTGGGCGCCTGTATACGGCGAGGAGATTTGGAATAAGGTGATAGTCGGGCACGATTCGACCTTATCCGAACTTGATTTCGGCACGCATGACGAACTTGGGGCTGAGATTATCGCACGGGCGACCACCGCGCCAATTGGCAATGTCAACAAGTTCACAATCCCGAGAATTCAGCTTGATATAGAGCCTGGGGTCGGGCTTGGGACAGGGCAGGGCTCAGACCCGCAGGTAATGATGAAATCAAGCAAGGACGGCGGCAAGACATGGGGACCGGAAAAGTGGCGCTCTTTCGGCAAGATCGGGGAATATCAAAAAAGGGCGCTGTGGCATAGAAACGGCCAGTTTCGCTCGGCCATCTTTGATTTCACCATTTCCGATCCTGTGGGGCGCGCCATCCAAGGAATGTACGGATAGATGGCTCATAATCCGCTAGGCGCCGACACCCCGCAGCAATTCCTTAAAGATTCCGTGACGGCGCAGTACTTCGAGATACTAAAGAAGCGCGTTGAAAAACACGGTGCCGCTGTGGCCGACTTAAACCAGACTATCGCCGGCCCAACCATAGCCGAGGTCCAGGCTATATCCGATAAGGTTGACGAACTTCTGGCCGTCATGCGCGCGGCTAATACAATCGCCACTTGAGGCAGAAAAATGATTAAATTTGATGACCCGTTCACTGGTGCTGAGTGTGATTTTGCCGGTAACCGACATTGTTCATTCTTAGGCGCGATATTCCAGGCGTTTGGCTCCGTTGCCGGCGCGGGTATTGCTGGCTCGTCGGCAAATAAGGCGGCTAGATTCCAAGCCGATGCGGCGGATAGAGCCACGAACCTACAGCGCGAGATTTTCGACATCAACCGTACTGATTTTGCTCCGTTCCGGGAAGTTGGCACGGGGGCGATTCGTGAGCTTGGCAGGATTTTCCTAGGGGTTGACCCCTCGGCTGCCACCGCCCGCTCGACGCAAATCCAGTCGCTAGAAGATCAGCTAAAGGCGCAAAGTGCGGAACTAGACCAACTGACGGCCTTGCCGCTTGGCGGCTTCCGTAGCGACAGAGATAACAAGCGTAGCGACAGAGATAACAAGGTTTTCGACCCCAAACGGGCGCAGATCGCCAACCTGCAAGGGTCTATTGCACGGCTAGAGGGTGATCTGAACACAGCCCGCAATGCCCCAGTCGAGGAGATTACGGACGAAAACCGGCTGTCCAGCTTCTTCAAGAGCCCGGATTTCACGTTCCGCCAGCAAGAGGGCGAGAAGGCCATCAACCGCGCGGCGGCGGCACGAGGCACGTTCTTTAGCGGCCAGACGGGCAAGGCGTTGACACAATTTGGCGGCGATCTGGCATCTGGGGAATTCAACACCTTTGTGAACCGCCTGTCTACTCTCGCCGGTATTGGCCAGTCCGCTACGACCTCGGGCACCCAGGCCAATTTGCAAAGCGGCCAACAGATCGGCCAGAGCCTACTGGATGCGGGCACAGCTAGGGCCTCGGGCGCCGCTGGGGTGGCCAATGCGTTTAGTTCTGGCATCAACGATGTTGCCAGAGGCTTTGGCAATGCCTTTTCGAATTCAAGCCAGAGCAACCTCAACACCATCGCCCAGGCCGACGTGACAAACCCGGCCCTAAGTGGCATTTTCTAGGATCGGAGTAGAACAATGCCGTTTCAATCCTTGCCGGCCTTGCAGATCAAAACAGCCGAGCCGGCTAAGAATTTCCTGGCCGGACAGTTTGACCGCGCCCAACTTGACTCGAACCAGACCAGCAACCGTCTGGCCGAGCGGTCGCTGGGACTGCAAGAGAACAGGTTTGCCCGCGAGGTCGCCCAGGATGACCGCACACAGGCTAGAAACGTCAGGGTTAATGAATTGACCCCGGCTGCGCTCAATGCGACCCCAGGCTCGCCTGAGAGCCGTACAGCCCTAACCGAACTTGCCGCCGCTGATCCGAAGCGGGCGGCTGAGATTCAGAAATTCGCCGCTGGCTTGGCAGAATCCGACAAGGCGGCTGTAGAGGCCAAGAATGAGGAATTAGCTAGGCCACTGGTAGCATTCCTTAACACCCCCGACGAGCAGAAGGCGGCACTGTACCCGCAACTCCTACAAATCACCGAGGCGGCTGGTGGTGATATCAGCGCCCTGCCGCCTCAATTCAGCCCCGAGGCCATGGCTGCGCTTGAATTTGAGGGCCGGCAAATGATGGCCCTGAGCGACGCGCTTGCCGTCTCCTTCCCGAAATCGGATGTAGTTAGCTCTGAGCGCGAGGCGCAATTAAAGCGGATTAACGCTAGCAAGGGGCCGTTGGTCAAGATTGAGGCTGAAAAGCAACAACTAGAGGAAAATAAGGCATTCGGTAAATCCCTTGTTGCTAGATTTGATCTGGCACAGACGAACGCTGATGCAGCTGAGCAGGCAATAGAGCAACTAAGCTTAGCCCAGTCAATCCCCATCCAGAGCGGCGCCCTAGAGCCCCTAAAGGCCAAGGCCGGAGCGCTGGGTGAGGCCATGGGCTTTTCTCCCGAGGCTCTTGAGTCTGCCGGGCTGGGTCAAGCTACGACGGCGCAGGCATTCACCGGCATTATGCAGAATCTAGTGTTGACTAAGATGCAGGCGCAGAAAGGCCCGCAGACGGAAAATGATGCCAAGCGCATCGAGCGAACCTTATCCAACCTTGGCAACACGGACGCGGCCAGAGAATTCCTTATCAGATCGGCCATTGCGCTGGAGCAAAGAAAAGTGGCCAAGCGTGATTTCATGTCTGAGTGGAAAGCGGACCCGAGCAAGGGGAACACTTTTGAGGGGGCCGAACGGGGCTGGAGAAAAGAACAGGCCAGAGCGCCATTATTCAAAGTCGGCGCCTCTGGTCTGCCACTTTTCTTCCAGGAATTCTCTGACGAGATACGGCGCAGAAATCCAGGCATAGACAGTCAGACAATTCGCGATGAATGGGCGAAAGGAGGGCAGAATGCCGATTGATAACCCGCTAGACGATCCGACATTTAATCCCACCGGCGCACCGCCGCCCCCTGTTACCATTAAGGCGTCGTCGGTGTCTGGAATAGACAACCCCCTAGATGATCCGTCGTTCAATCCGGCCCCATCTGTGCCGTTTTCCCCAGACGTTCCAAGTCCGCGAGAACAGGAGACTGATGCTGGAATCGTAGACACGACACGTGATTTTATGCGCGGGATCGGCACAGCCGTTACGGGAGAGGGCCAGTTTACACAGGACAGACCGGAGATTGGCGCTGCGCTAAACCCCAAGCGCGACCCACGCTTCGGCCTGCCTGGTGGCCCGGAAATGACGAGCGAATCAACGTCAAGATTGCTGAAAATTGCCCTGGGGCAAATGCTAGCGTCTAGCCCGGAAGCCTTGGCGGACATAGTTGTTAAGGAAACCCCCGGCGCCACACAAAAGAAAGACGGCAAGGGAAACACTGTAATTTCAATCGGGGGCAAGGAGTTTTTTGCCAATAAGCCTGGGTTTACCACTCAGGACGCGGTTAAATTGCTGGCCGACATTGCCGCGTTTACGCGAGTCGCCAAGGCGGGGGCTGTTGTTAAAAGCATCTTAGTTCGCATGGGTTTAGTCGGCACTGGCGCTGCTGCTGTAAGTACTGCCCAAGACATCGGCGCGGGTGCTCTAGGAAGCGAACAGGGTGTTGATATAGGCAGGGCGTCTATTGCGGCCTTGGCCGGCGCTGGTGCAGAGGTGCTTAGTCCAATTGTTGCTAGAATAGTGGAGGCCGCAAAAAGGGCGCCTGCACTCCGCCGGTTATTTGGGTCAAATCTGCTAAACCCAGACGGAACATTAAACGCCGCTGGGGCTAAAATGGCATCCGATGCTGGCATTGATCCGGCATCAGTAACGCCAGCTGTAGCCGCTGAATTAAACGAATTTGGGAAGCGCGCGGGGTCTGAATTCAAGAGAGACGCCGTGGCGGCAACGTCACAAGCGAGAGGCACCATCAGACAAGCTGAGGCCAAAGAGTTTGGGATTAGCTTAACCTCCGGTCAGGCAACCGGCAACTTGCGCCAGATAGCGCGCGAGGAAGCCATGCGAAACATGGCTCGCGGCGAGTCCGCAGGTCGTATTGTCGGAGAATTCGATGCGAGACAGGCCAGGCAGATAACCGAGGGAATATCTGGAGTTCAGGGTGGGTTGTCTGGTGCCCCAAAGGCGACGGTG